ATTCCCAATAAAGGAACCTATGGAATTGAAATTTATGTTCTTAATAAAACCATCAATACCGGCAATAGCAGTATTGATTGCCATTCCAATATTTGCACCAATCCGCTCACCCATATGTGGAAATTCCGTGAATCCATTTATGATCGTTGCAATCGCCTTACCTCCTTTTCGGAAGTTAGCAATAATACTAAGCCAATCAATTTTCTCTAACAAATTACTTGCAATATTAGCAATATCACTGCCAATGAAAGTAAAATCGGCATTCGTTCTCCACGCTTCTTTTATTTTTTCAATGTACTTCTTTATTTTCTCGTTGACCGGAAGAGTATCAAACATATCTTCGATAGCAATTGCATTGGCACCACCGCCACCACCACCGCCACCGGGTTCATTAGTGGTTAGATTATTGATTTCCTGCATGGATGCTAACTGCTTTGATGCTTTCTTTGCTGATCCTCCGGCTTTGGTTGCAGCTTCTCCCCATTCTTCCATTGCATAAGTAGCTTTCGTCCATGTAGAAGCTCCGGTTATAGCTGCTAACGCTTGATTGATTACATTAATAAGGTCAATCACTTTCCGAATGATGAAATCAAGAATTGGTGCAACAACATTTATCAATGGTTCAAACGCTGTCGCAATTGTCCGTCCTAGCAATTTTAAATCCGAATAAATCAAAGACATATTTCCGTGAAAATCCGAACCAATAGACTTCGAATACTCATTTAGTTTTTCAAAACCTTCTGTTACATATTGAAGTGCCTTTGTTATCGCCTGTCTTAAGACTCTTGATTTGAATGTATTGATAATCTTGTTAATCATCTTTCCGACAGGAGTAATTGCTTGATAACTGCTTGAACCTATTGTAAGAATGGATTTCCCAACTCTGCCAACAATCGACCATAGAGAAGTAAATCCTTTCGCTAATGCTGTCACACCATTCTTAACAAGTTTTAATTCTGCTTTCAGAACTTTTACTCTCATTGCAATTGCCACAATAACCGCTGCAATAGCAATTCCGACATATCCAAATTTCGATGCTCCGGCTGCAATCTTAGAGAAAAAGCCACTAGCACTTGCACTTGCTTTTCCCATGGCAGTACTAGCTGTTGCTCCTGCTGTCTGTGCTTTCTGGCCTATTTCATTCACAGAAGAACTAGCTTGTTTCGCAACCTGAGACCATTTCTGTAGTGGAGATGCTATATCCGTCATTCCGATTGCTCTGAATACAGATGCAAATTTCGATAAAACACTTCCTGTATTAGATATAGAATCTGCCATCTCTTGAAATCCTGAAGTCTGTGTTTTAATAACATCTCCGCCTTCTCGTTGCAGAAATACCATTTCTCTTCTGTATTCTTGCAATCGTTTCTCGGCTTGCTCGATGTTATCTGCCAATCTTCTATTTACTTGTGTATTTGGATTCAATCCAAGTCTTTGATTCTGTTCTCTCCGCTCATATAACTTAGATAGTTCTTTTTCTGTCTTTTGTATATCTTTTTGAATTTCTAAAAATTCTTTACTATATGCTTCTCCGATTTTTAATTCTGTCGGCTTAAATGCAGAAATCATTTTCTGTATTTCAGCATTTACATCATTTGTCTTTTGCTTAACCTTATCAAGACCGGCAGCATAGTCTTCTACAAACTTCTGTGCTTCCTGGTTGTAATTACCGCCTGTTTCATTACTGGAAACAATATTTTTAGGATTTCTGGAATTCTCATTCACATAATCCAATGCACTTTTTATATCATCAATAGTTGATTTCCATGTTTCGAATTCTTCATTTGTGCTTGATAAATTGAAATTCTGCAAACGTGCGAGTGATTCTTCTAGTTCCTTTGTAATATTAGTTCTCATTGTATCTTCAAATGGTCTAATATTTATCTTCTCAAACAAACCAGATTCTATAGTCTTATCAAATCTTGAAATTAATTCCGATGCACTTGTTAACTCGGCTTTTATATTCCTTGTTGATTCTTTTACGCCCTGAAAAGGTGTAATATTCGAAGATGATTGCAACTGCTCTTTGATGCTTTTAATCATATTACTATACTGTTGCGAATCGGCAATAGCATCTTCATATGCTTTAGAATAAGGATTTTTAATTCCCTCTCTTTGAACTCGTAATTGCGCTCTTGCTAATGAATTTTCATATACAGATAGTTGTTTTCGTAGGCTCTCAAATGAACCTGATAACTGTATTCCCTTTCCTAAATCCTTATATTTCTCTCTTAAAGAATTGGTTCGTTGTTCTACATTTTCAATTGCCTGCGTCATAGGCTTGGATACACTTTCAGCCGTCTTCTTTGCAGAATTGCTGATCTGCCGGAAATTAGCATCTACAATCTTGGTTTTATCAACCATATCTTGCATAGATTTATTTCCGGTTATCGAGGAAAGTTTCTGAGATACAAGAGATAATTTGCTTATTAGCTTATCTAATTCCGTGTTTGCTTGTTTTGCATCACTTTCAATCTTTAATTCAATACTGTCTACTTCTGCACCCATATTCTCACCTCATACAAAAATAAAGGGAGTAACAATCATGCTACTCCCTTCAATTAGTGCCGTGAATCCCATTCTTTTTTTGTTTCTTCCATCTGTCGTACATAATCGTCTAGCATCTTTTGTATCTTCTCTTCTTCGGTTAATCCAAAATCTTCCAACATTGATTTCTTTGTGTATTCAGATTTTGGATGTTTTGAAACACTATGTTCTATAACCGTAAATAATGCAGAAATAAAATAATGGCCGAACACATTATGTATGTATGCATCCATTTCTTTCATTTCGTGTTGATGCATTTTGTTGTACGGTTCTAGGTCTGCCGGACATGACCAATCAATATCGTGTATTGTCAATCCGAAACCTCTTGTACACAACAACCAATATGGTCTTATGTCTTTAACATATTTATCCCATGTTAGTTCTCTTGGATTTGTTTCACTGTTGCATTTTCTACCTTCTCGATTGTTTCCTGTTCCTTCCGGAACATTGCGGATAAAAAACTGTCGTTCAATAATTCCTCCTGCAAATCATTAAACAACTGCATTAAATCATTATTCTTATCTTCTGTGTAATCCTCAAGTATATTGTATATTTTATTTAACTGTTCTTCTTTGCCTTCGTTTGTATCGTAATCATATTTGAAGTCCTGATTGCATTTCTGAAGACCAACCAAAAGTAATTCCGGAACAAAAAGAAGCAGATCTTCAATCGATACCAAATTGTCCTCTTCATTCTGCCCATTCATTTTTTTAGTAACAGTATGCAGCCTTGATAGAATCTTCTGCTTGAGTGTTGGCTCATATGCATACTTAATCTTGTATTCCTTATCTTTAACAACTAAAACCATGATAAACCGTCCTTTCCCTGCGATTCCCCTTATTATATAAAGGGAAAGGAACGGTTGTTAGCCGTCCCTTGCTCGCTTTATAATAAAGGCTTTGCCTTTATAACATAATTAAATACCGCCCTCCGGATCATCCGGATCATCCGGATCATCTGTTGAATCGTCCGAAGGGACTATTAGTTTCCCACGTCAACCGCTTCATTATAACCAATGTAGTTATTTGTGGTACAATTGATTGTTCCAACGTATGCTTCTCCGTTCTCCATTGGAGCCTTTGGAAGAGTTGTCGGAACAGTTGCGACAATAAAGCACTGCTTTGTTAATCCCGGCAGCTTTTCTAAGAAACATACTTTCTTTCCCTTTAATGCTTCCCATTCTGCCAACGTTTCGTTCGTTACAAGGAATTCAATACTATATGTATCTGCAACCTCTGAACGACCTGCTGCATAGTGTGTAACCGGATCTTCAATAGCAGTTACATCAACGCCATTCTGATCAATTGTCATTTCAGATGTTGAACGTATTCTTGTCAACCTTGAATATGCACTTTTGTCTGTAATCTTAGCACCATCCGCACTTTCGGCAGCCCACAATTCACCGCCGATGGCAGTAATTCCATAGTCCATCTCATTTACCTCCTAACAAAAAAGACGGTATAAAATACCGTCAAACTATAATGTATCTCCATGTCCGACTATTCGTCGGAATCGAATAACATTTCGATATGTCGTTGCATCGCTTTCATCCATAAACGGATCACCTATCAATGTGTATCTCATACTTTTCATGGCATCCATGACCGCATTGCTGATTATATCAGCTTCGTTCTGATCACGATTGCTAATCACATCTATTTGAATATTAGACGTAATAGCATTAACGGTTATTCCTTCTACATCTTGTCCGGTTTCTCCACCACCCAAATTTTTAAGCGATACTGTTGGAAATTCCGGATTGTCTGAACTTCGCAAAGAAGTGGTGAAATGCACACCGGGTAACTTAATACTTACCTTTTCCTTTACTCTGTTGAAAACAGTAGGTAATATTCTTTGAGTCCACATGATACATCACGCTCCAAATACTTCTTTTGCAATTTGTTCAATATCTGTATTTCTTAACCGATTTGCAGTGTTAAACATGAACGGTCTTGAAGCCATTCCTTCGGTAAACCACCACTGACCATCTCTGTAGTAAAACCAACCATAACGACCATCTTTTGTTTCGTGGATGGTTTTACCTTGAGCATATACAGCAGGAAGTTTACCTGGATATGAATTGCTTGCACCAACAATTCCGGTTCCCATCTCCACGTAGATTGCATGAGAAGAATCGGCAACGACATAAAATACAACTTTATCTTCTGTTGTCTCTCCTTGACGAACAGTTATACTATTAAGTAATTCACCTGTGAATACAGCATCTAAATCAGCGATCTCGGATTTCGCAATCTCAACACCTCTATCTGCTATTCTTAGAGTGAATTCTTCAAGTTTATTCTTTAGTAGATCTCTTTTGTAGTTTATGATTTCATTCGTTAATTTTTGAAAAGATTTCGATGATAATGTAGCTGTGAATTTTGGCATCTGATCACCCAATCCCTAATTCATTGAAAACAATAGCAATCTTCGGATATTGAACAGCAAACCAATCAGATTCCGAATTATCAATACCACTCTCTGCCATAAAAGCCTTAATTATCTCGCACCTAAGTCTTTTCTTTTGTATTTCCTTAAAGTTCTTTCGATTTTTCGTGTCATCACATCTGATATATATCTCTTTTGTGTCAGTATCAATCCTGCTATCTTCAACGGAATTACACATTGGCTGATGCCAAATATGATATATAGTTCCAAGGACATTTACTGTGTTCTCGCTCATTACTTATTCACCGCCTTCAGAATATATCTGTCCTGATTGATACTTGTGCTTTTTTTGATTACCACATAATCTGCTGATGTATGATCCGGGGATGTAGTATATACTATACTGCCATCATCCAAAACAACCTCGGTTTCCTCGTCATATCTGCTAACCACTTCAGAATTAAGCCAAATAATTGCTCCTTCGACTATCGGATATTCATCTTTTGTAAGATTTATCACCGCTTCATAATCAGCAGTTGACAAACCATATTCTGTAAAATTTGAATCACTACCAGACATTGATATATTGGCCAAAAATACTGTAGGAGTAGAGTATATGGTTTCCGTTTTCCCGGAATCCATTTCGTATATTTCACCTTCATCGTCCGTATAAGTGTTTCGAATCGTTTTCTTACCGACAATATTTGAATATTTCATTTGGCGTTTATTTCTTCGAAGCGTTATCATGTGATCATCCTTTTAATTGCTTATATATCTGATTGACACCCGTGCTTGCTAGTCCGCTAACAATACCTACCGCAATTGCATTAAGAACATCGTTTGCCGGAAAATCCGGAATTACATACAAGCCTATTACACCAAGAATTCCACCAGACGCACCAACAATAACCGGAATCAACTCATCTTTGATTTTTGGTATTGCCTTGACTGATAAACCAATCAGATATGTG